GTAGTAAGGATCAACATAAACCTTCATGCCGTTCATTGTACCAGCCATTGTAGACATTGTATCATCAGGATTAACTGAATGACCAGTTTCCAACATACCTGCCATAGACATTGCAGATGCAACGTCAGCGGAACAGATCATAAAGTTACCTTTACCGCGTCGAGTTTGATGTCCGATTTCGTTTCGGTCACGCTCGATTTGGAACATCAAACCTTTAAACTTCTCTACTGACCATCGGCCGTTAGAATCTGTGTCAAGATTGAATGTACCATCAACAGCAGTATCAGAACCAGATGCACCCAATGTAGCAGCTGTGTAAATTGTTCGGATAACTTCACGGTTGATTTCATTCAGAATTTCTGTTGACAAAATATTTGCCAATTCTGTTTCTGCATCAAGACCATGAACTGCTTTCAAGTCCTGAGCCAACTCCGTAGAGTATTCAGCTTTCAGAGCTCGAGAACGTGCAGTTACGGAAGTTTTGTCGATGCTGAATGCCATCTCACTGAAGAGATTATCTGCTTCACCGAGTTTTTCAGCATTTGGTGTTGTCATACCATCTGCGTGTACAGAAGCAGGTGATGTGAAAGGATTAACAGCACCCGACAAACCAGTTTGTGCTGTTGCAGCAACTTTTCCAGAACCTTCACCCTCAGATGAATGAGCTGTATCAGCTTCATTAAACAATGCTTCATCACCCGTCTGACTTGTGTAACGTGATTTCATTGCAAAGATCAAACCCGTAGGGCCTGTCATTGGTTGAACACCACAAACATCATAGGCAATCATTTGAGGCATTGCACGGCGAACCAAGGAAATCAAAATTGGATCCCAGCCTTTTACGTTACCTGTGTCTGTTGCCAGACCAGAGTTAGTAGGAGCAGCTTCTTGAAGAAACTTCTCTTGGTTTTCCAACAAACGCAATGTAACATCACGCTTATATGAATCTTTGATTTCTGGAAGATTGCCATGTTCCATTACAGGCTTCCACTTCTCAGAAATATTTTCGGATAAATACATTTTCTTACTCCTTTAAAATTTATTTAATTAATTTAAGTTTAACTTCGCTCAGTCCATTATTTTTTTGATAAGTGAGAAATTGCACTCATTACACTATCCATACGACTATCACTTGTTCCATCTACAACTGGATTATTAGTGCCTGCAGTTTTCTTGTTATCTACAACATCTTCTTTTGTGTCTGATTTGAAATAGCTGTTCTTGATTGTGTTCAGTTTTTCCGCATACTGGTCATCAGTATCGTAGTCAACGTCTTCAGTCAATTCAGTAAATTTTTCAACATCAGTATCAACCATTCCTTCTGAAACGGTCTTGAATACAGAAGCAGCCTTATATGTATTTAATTCTTTCACGGTATCCATGTGCTTCTCGGTTTGTGCGTCTAGTTTTTCTTCAAGTTCTGCAACTTCAACAACTAGACTTTCAAAAACATCTTCCTTCTCTTCGGGAACATCAATATAATGCTCTTCAAACAACTTCTTCAAACCAGAAATAAAACTCTCGGTGACTTCGTTACGAACACCAGTTTCAACTGAAAGTTTATTTTCTTCCATCCATTCTTTTGTAGCATAAGAGAGGTACTTATCCATGTTCTCAGTCATTTCTTCCTGCATGGACTCAATACGCTCGTCTTGTTCTTTCTTAGACTCTTCACGAATCTGCTTACGAATTTTGGAAATCTTAGACTTAACTGCAGCTTCAAAAATTGTAGAAGCTTTTGCTTTGAACTCTTCAGAAAGTTCTTCACCATCTACTAGAGCAGCAACGTCTTCGTCAACATTAACTTCGATTTCTTCTTTATAACTCTTTAAAGTTTTCTTAACAGCATTAAGGTCTAATTTTAATTCTTTTGCAATCTCTTCAGCTGACTTACCATCTTTTACCATAGCGTCAATTTCTGACATTTTACCTTCATCCATCTCTTCTTCATCTTCGTCTACTTCTTTAGCTTCTGCTTTTGCAGATGCTTTAGACTTCTTTGTTTTAGGATCAGCAGCTTTAGATGTTCCACCTTCTCCATCTTCCTCTGATTCTTCTCGACCATCATCAGAATCTAGTGCTGGAAGACCTAGTTCTTTATTAGAATCTTTTGCTTGCTCTTCGATTTCCTTCTCAATTTCACTGTCTTCCATCATATCTGCTTCTTCAACTTGTCCATTTTCTTTAGCCATCTTAATACTCCTTTAAATTACTTATAAGTTTTTAATAAAATTTTGAAATAGTTTAATCTTCTTTTCTTCTAATCTAGCCTTTACGGTATTCTTAATTTCCTTCCGAATGTGATACTCAACTTCACCTGTCAAACTAAACTCTTTACCTTCCATGATGCCATTAACAAATGCGTCAGGAGCAGATGGGTCAGAAACAATATCAACTGTAGAAAGTACAAAATCATCTTGTACTTCATTTACACCAGACTTATTTGTTTTTATTGAACCAAGTCCTCTTGAACTAACACCCAAACGAACACCAGACTCAAGAAGATTTTTTACAATCTTGCCATTTGGTGTATCAATAATTTTTGCTTTACCAATGAAATTTTTTCCATCTTCATGCAATTCTGTGATGATATGAGAAACTCTATCAAGATTAACAGAAGGTCCTGAAGGATGTCCAAGTTCTCCTAGTGCTCTATCCTGTTTTACAAATTTCTCATTGAATTCATTTACTTGTTTTTTAAGAACAGAATAAGGATAAACACGACCATTCTGATTCTGAATATCAGACTGCATGAAGATACCTTTAATATATTGTTGTTTGTTTTTACCTTCAACAATATACTCTACTTCATTAGTATGTTCTGTTATTAGTTTCATTTATTTCTCCTTTAACTTTTTAAATCTTTCTACTTCTTTTTTTCTAATCTGTGGTAAAAGTTTCTTTGCTATTTTGTTAATTACACCTTTTTTCTTACCAAGTTTTTTTTCTAAATTCTCCCTACTTGATAATGACAATTCGCTTTTATCTCTACCTTGCAACATTTTTTTAGCAACAATATTTCTAGCTGTTTTTTGTGCTCTTTTTTGTATTGTCTTGGAGTCAGCTTTTCTATTTAATGCTCTTTCACGTTTTCGTGCAATAATACCACTTTTAGCTTTCATCACACGAGAACGCTTCATTCTTTGTTGTATTGTTAGAGCCTCTTCCATTTTACTTTTCCTTTTTTTCTACTTCCTTTTCAGATGCAGCTGCTTCTGCTTCTTTTTTCTGAATTGCAACATACTGAAATGCATTCTTAAAATCATCAATTGCAGAGTATGCTTTATCTCTCATAAGATTTGCAAAGTCTGAATTTGCACGCGAAAACTTTTTATCAATAACATTCTGTACCAAGCTTGCTTTTATTTCATCACTCATTGTAATTCCTTTCGTCTAATATAAATGATTCATCGTTTATTTTTTCTCTTATTACATTTTCATCAATCTTGAATTCAACAGAAGCTTCTAGGATTGATTTGTTTATTTTTTCAATACCATACAAATCTGTAAGTCTGAAAGCATTCTTTATTTCTTCATTGATTTTTTCTGAATTATCAGCTGAGACAATTTTGTTCTTATAATTATTTAGAAAACTAGATTTAGAAATACTCATTATTAATCTCCCTGATAATCCAATAAGTCTGGATTAATTGTTGCATCATCTGGCTCAACACCAGTTTCAATTTTAATCTGTTTATCCATTTCATCAATTTCATCTTCAGATTGTCGGAGAACATTTTTTCTAACCCATTCGTTAGAATAATATTTTCCAATGTATTCATCCAATGATGAAAGAACTTCTAGTCGCTCTCTAAGAATTTCATTTTGTTTTAACTCTGCAAAATGAGAATCTCTTGTCCAAATATAGTCTATTGCATCTTTAATTTCGTACCAATCATCTTCTTTAATAATACCTTTAAGAAGCAATTGTACTCTTAATAAATCTGTAAATAAAGATGAAAATCTTTGTCGTAATCTTGAAATAAACTTAGAAAACTTTACTTCATCTCTGTTAATCTCTGTACTTCGGCCGAGATTAAAGGCAGTTGAATCAGTTCCCTCAATCCTTGAAATAGGAATATTAAGAGACTGATAAAGTTTCTTTCTAAAATATTCTATATCGTCAATCTCACCAAGATTCTGTCCAGAAGGCAAAGTATTAATTTCAGTACCCCGTCCACCCTCTCTTCTTGGTAGCCAGAAATCTTCTAGCATTGACATTTGTTTTTTCTGGTCTTCTACTTCACCCGT